CATATCCAAGTTCTAAAAAATACTTTTTGTTTGTGGATGGCAAAATAGTAAAAAGATCAGATTCATTTGAAACGATTGAGACTGAATATGTTAGCGAAGTAGCAAAAAAAACATCAAAAGGTCATGGTCGCATCGATCTTGTAAAACATAAACTTGTAAATAACAAAGTAACATTACGATGAAAAATCCATTAGCAACATTAGTGTCTTGGCAATACTCAACTAGTCAATTGGATGGCTGGACTGCATATCATCTTGCAGCTGGTGCTTTCTTAGCAAAAATATTTATATGGCTAGATTGGTCAAATTTTTGGGTAGTGATGGCGGTGTTTCTTATTGGTGTATTGTGGGAAATTGTTGAGTGGTTGATAGAAGGCGATGAAGAAACATACGGCACGAAAAAAGCGTGGGCATACAATACGGCCTCTGATTTAATTGTAGAAACTGCAATTGCATGGTGGATGGTGCTGTAAGAAGGGAATTAAAATATGTCAAATTATATACATAAATACACAGGTCAAGAGGCTTCCAATTTACTTTTAGGGCAAAATGGTTTTGATGTTATATCGGAACATGATAGCGATTACTCAACTCCCGATACTGGTTCTTGGGTTGCTATACAGGCTTTAGGAAAAGATTCTAGTGGCACTAGCGAATTTTTAAAACTAAAAATTACTTCAAATGTAGGTGATAATATTACATCTGCTTATTTTTATCTTATACCGGGTGAAATACTTTATGGTAATTTTTCAAGTCTTCTTAATCATACAGATTCTACAGCAACATGCATAGCTTACAGAGGGTAAGAAGACGCAAAAGAATTCAAAGAAGGTTGGAAAGTCTTAAGCCTTCTTTATGGCAAAGATTTAAAAAATGGATTAGAAACAAGGTTAAATGAAAAAAACAATTAAAACATTAAAAAATGGAGATTTTAAAGTTGTTAGTACAAGCTATGATATTCCTGTTGAGTATCATTACAATTCAGAGTTGCGGAAGTCAGGGTTGGATAGTAGGAAATATTCCTCTCACACCGCAGGATACAGTTACAAATACAGTTTTTACCGAGATAGTGGATGCTGATTCAGTTACACATTGGTATCATGGCAATATCTCTAGTGATACTAATTGGTGCTATGTACATCATGATTTTGAAAAAGTAGAGGTAAGGTGAGTGAGAAACCAGATACCGCCAGAAGTTATCGTGCTACTGTTCTTGATGACAATGCCATTGTTAGTATTAACCTTAAATGGCTTGGTCAAATTGCGGTACTTGTCGGCATGCTGGTCTATGGTTATTGGCAGATTGAAGAAAGGATTAGACGACTTGAAAATAGCGTTACTACTCAAACTGAACAAATTGGGAGCTTACTTGATAAGCATATCGTGGAGGAACGGGTTGAGCGAGAAGAGCTGGCAGAAAAAGTAGCTTTTTATGAAAAAGAATTTAATATTAACCCATTAAGTTGGGGTAAGCGTAAAAAGAAATGAGTGAGCAACAAGAAGCAATTATTAGACAACAAACAATTGTTATGCTTGCAAGAAATAATGGCAATAAACAAATTATGAAAAGAATTATTAAGCAATTTTTAAAATGCATTAAAGAGTAAATATGGATTTCTTAGCATTATATCAAGAAGGTGGTATGATTGCCGTAGTTGGTGCTATGTTTATGTTCCTAGTGTACAGCTTAAATAAAAGGTCTGGAGAACAAGCTCAAAACTTAGAAGATTTAAAAATAGAAAATAAAGGGCAATCAGAAACATTAGAAAACATGGAAAGTATGATTATTAAATTAATTGATAGATGGAATAAGTCTGATGAAGTAAGAGATAGAAGGCATGAAAAAATGGTAGAGGAATTAAATGACCTTAGCGACATATTAATGGAAGTTAAGGGTAACTTATCAAGAATAAACGGAAAACATTAATGGATAGCTTAAAAGTTTCAGTAATTAGTTTCTCAAATTATTTTATTGGATTAACAGAGATACACGAATCTTTGCAGATTGTAGTGGCTTTGTTATCAATTGTTTTATTAATAATGAACATTAAAGGAAAAAAATAATGGATATTAAATCAATGTTAGTCAAGTTGGCTGAAGAACAAGCAGATAAAATGAAGGAAGAGGCAATGGGTCATTTAGCTTCAGATGAATTTTCAGATATGCTTGCTACAAAACTAAATGATAAAATTAACATACCGTTTGTAAAAGAAGAAAAAGAACAAGTGTTCTTTGAAGAAATAATGGATGTTGTAACAGATATGTTATCTGGTGTTTTTAGTAAAAAATAATGCCTAAACAACTTTATACAATTAAAGACTGGTCTGGTGGAATGAACAATAGAAAAGACCCTAGAGACTTATCCGATAATCAAGGGGGTTTTATTGAAAATATGTCAGTAGATGCTCTTGGAAAAATAAAGTCCATTGGTGATATGTATTTACATAAAGAAGGTTCTGATGCTAGCACCGATTTAAGTCAATATATCGTTGCTCTCACAGCCGCAATTGCTGGAGGTTATGGATTTTTTTATTTTGAATCTGACCATAGTAAAGATGCAGACGAAAGTTTAGACGCGACTATAGGAACAGACGACTCAGAGTTTAAGTTTGTCAGGGTTTCTACTAATCCCGGTGGTCAAACATCTGCGCCTGAAGGTGGAAGTGGATTGTAATTTATGCCATTACCATCAGCCTCTTATTTATTGCTTAGAAACGGTGTACAGAACGCCACTTTTACTGGTTCAAAAATAAAAACAGGCGATACGCTTTTAATTTCAGGAACAGCTAGTAACAATGGCGTTTTTTTGGTTACTCAAGTTGTGGACAATATAAATGATACAACTGGTATTGGTGCGGCTCAATCTGAAACAGTAAATACTCATGGCAGTAATATTACTGCGGCTTCTCCACAAACCATTACTTTGGCAAGTGCATATACAAAGCTTGCTGTAGGGTTGCATGTTTCAGGTCATTCAAGTATACCAAGCGATGGTATTATTTCTGCTGTAGCAGGAGACAATACGTCATTTACATTAGGTAAGTCTCTTACAGGAACACTACCGGCTTCTACAAGCCTAACCTTTAAAAATAGAGACATATATTATGTATTAAAAGGAAGACCTATTGCCACTGAAAGTACAGACAACGCAAATGCTAAAATAAAAGTTATAAGAGCAACTGGTGATAAAATGGTGGCTGTAGGTGAGAGTTCCAGCTCTAGTAGTACTAGCAACGGTGTTTCGGTTTGGTCTAATAATGCAACGACTAGCTATTCTACGCAAGACAATGGATGGTCTCAGCTTAAAATTAAACCATGTTTAGAGGGAACTCAGCCTAAGTTTATTTTTCATTTTGTAGATGAAGTTTTAAGAGTATGCGATTCTGTTTTCAGTAACACAAGCATTGTTAAATGGTATGGGTATATACAAAAAGACCAGTTTAATAACAGCTTAGGATTAACTTTTGCAGAATGGCAAGACCATTCTAATGTTTTACGTTCTCCTGAAACGAATAGCGCAGGTATTTCTATATCATTTGCACACACAACACATGCGGCTGATACCGCAGGTGCATATTATAATGAAGCAAGCGATAAATCTAGAGGCGTTGCGAGAAGACTAAGAAATGCATCTGATGCTCCCTTGTTATTAGATGGCGCTATTGGCTCTGCTACTGCAACCTCTTTTGTTTTCGATGATGATGAAGATGAACATTCTCTTGACCAAGCATACGCAGGAGAAATTATTACTATTGGAACAAACTATGGAACCGCAATAAGTGAAGTATTATTTTGCTCAAATCCTGCTCTTGGATTTTCAGATTCCATTACTTATAAAAGGGGTTACGGAGGGACAACAGCGGCATCTTCCTATAGTGACGATACCGCTAATATTTTGCGTAGGGGTATAGGTTGGAACCTTGGAGTTGGGAATGGAACCGCTGATGGCAGTTGGGAAGGTTTAACGTACGAGTTCTATCAAAGCTTTATTTACGATGGAAACCAAGAATCGATACCTGTTGCAATGGGAGATGGCAATGCAACTATAGCAAAAAAAACGCATACTCAAGAATCGGGAAAATCAATGCGTGTTTCTATATATGCAGATAGCGCTTATAATGCTAGAATTTCTGGTGGAAGAATTTATATAAGAGAAGCAAATACAGATAATGATTTAGTTTTATTAGCCGACATTGATATAGTAAAAGGGGTAAGGACTTCTCTTGATGGAGACCATGTTGCTTGGACTCCTAACGATGCAAATGGTACAAAGGGTTTTTATGTTCTTGGCGATGCTACTGGAAATTCCAGTAAAGAAAATATTGATACGTACACTACAATTAATGGTTTTAGCCCAGATGTGAAATATTTATCAATAGGTGGTATTGGTGAAGGTTATAAAACGTCTGTTGTAGAAAACAGAAGAGTTTTTATTGCAAATGTTAAAGTTTTAGGCGCATCTGGTGAATTAGAAGTTTTTGGTGACCGAATTATGTATAGCGAGATTAATAAGTTTGATACATTTTTACCTCATAATTTTATAGATGTTTCTAAGGGTGATTACGGTGTTTATACAGCTTTATTATCTTACGGTGACCGATTAATTGCTTTTAAGAATAATTTAATTCATATAATTAATATCGCTAGTCCAAGCCCTGCTAATTGGTTTTTAGAAGAAACAATAAAGCATTCGGGTATCAATTATCCATATAGCGCAACAAAAACAGAGTATGGAGTTGCTTGGGTTTCTGAAAATGGTTGTTTTTTATTTAATGGAAACAAAACCGTTAATCTTCTTCAAAATACAATAGCTGTCAATGAATCTTCTCACAAAGGAACGGTTGGTTCGGATTCTGCGTTTAAGCTAACATGGAATCAATGGTACCGAGGTACTACAAATGTCAAAAATCCGATGATTGGTTATGACCCCGTTGGTAACTTGTTATTGATTATGAGAAGCCCTGACAATTCAAGCGGTGATAGCAATCTTGGATGGATGTATAATTTTGATACTAATTCTTGGGTGTTCCACAGCTCTCTTTTTACCAATAGCTATCAATACACTAATTTTAACGTTGACTGGAATGGTAATTTATCAACTGGAGTTTATAACAATTCCGCCAGTACAATTACTTTTAGAAAGTATATACCTATTAAACAGGCAAGTAGTGCGCAAAATTTCTTTACAAAAGACATTGATTTTGGTCAGCCCGGATTAATTAAAAAAATATATAAGGTTATGATTACTTATAAATCTACAGGGGAATTACAAAACCCCTTGCAGTATGCGATTAATGGAACTCAAAGCTTTGGTAATTTTGCATCAACAATTACTCCTCAAGGAAATACTGGTGGTGATGCTAGTTGGTTAGAAAGCACAGGAAGCTCTGGTGAGGATTGGGATATTGGTGTATTTACGCCATCTAGCCCTATTTCATGTCAAAGTATTCAATTTGAATTTGATTTAAATAATTCAACAAAATTTGAATTAAACGATATGACAATAGAGTATCGCATTATAAGGCAAAAGAACGTTACGTAATGGATAGAGAAACTCGAAGAATACAAAACACAAAACAACCTTCAATGGAGTTTCAGGGTACACCTTCTTTAAATAACATGGTAGAAGGTCAATTTGCTATTGAAAAACAATCTAATAGCCAGTTGGCGATATATAGAAAGAAGTTTGGTCAAATGTGGAAGTCGTATATGTCGAGCAATGGAGACCAAATTGTAGACAGGCAATTAACTGCAAATTCATTAAAGTACACAAATCGATTTATAGATTATAGATACTTTATACATAATTTTGAAGAAGATATTACAACACGCGAATACTATTTACCTTGGGCTGGGACAGGAGAACAAGATGAAATGTCTAATGCAACTACAGGTTTCCTTGCCCCTTTTAAAATGACTTTAAAAAAAATTATGATTCGCTGTGATAATTTAAACGGGTCTGATGATATTGTAGTGAAAGTTGAAAAAGAAGATGCAGATTCAACGGAAGATACAGTAGCGACTGCAACTTATGATGTATCAGAAATGGGTTCCATATCTAGTTACAATAGCTTTGAATTAAACATATCTGACTTTGATAATGCACCTACTATTGAAGCTGGCAAAAAAGCAGGATTAAGCATTCAGGCAAATTCAGACATAACAGATTCTACTGCACACTTTTGGATTACATCGGTTTGGCGAGTAGAAGTAGCAGTATAAATGTATTATAAACAATTAATTAGAGTATTTGAAATGAAAATAAAATTCGTTATTTTTAAAACGTATAAAAACAGTTCTATTAAAGGGGAGTCATTATGAAAACCTTACTTGGTATGCGATATGGTGGTTATGTTAACCCGCAACAACTTCAGTCAGGTGGGGTGTCGTCTGGTTT